GCATCATTGCGTACGTCTCCCCAATGATGACGCATTGCTTGCGGTCCTCCGGGAGCCTGTACTTCCAGAGGTCGGTGGGTATCTTCATGGACACCCCTTCGGTGCGCCGCATCACGGCGAGTGCAAGGGCACGAAGTATCGGGACGTGACCGTCGCCGATTAGTGTTGCCCAGGCCACCCCCTTGATCCATGCGGCTCCGTCGACGGTCGGCTGGAGTTGCCAACCCATCTTGTACATGCACCGGCCTAATTGTTTTCCCCATCGCAATTGCTTGCGCCAGTGCGTGCCATCGTGCACGGCCACTGGGTAGGGGCGCATTCCGAGGAACACCATTTCCTCCGGGCGCGCGGCGAAGCTCATCTTGCACGAGAAGCCGCCCCGCTCAGCCACACGCTCCGCCAGATCCGCATGTGCGCGCCAGTGAGCAGGGACGCCACCGGCGAGGTCGTCGCCCACGATGCCGATGTTCATCTCTCGCGCATATTCGCGGCATCGGTCGATGTTGGGGGCGGCCATGGTGAACTCCAATCCGTCCGCAGCGTGAGCCGCGCTTAGCCAACCCAGGAAGCTTAGCCAAGCATTGATTATGGCATTGTTGACTGCGGTATCGTCGCGTCCGCTGGCGTTTACGTAGCCAGCGTCGATCTTGGCCAACGCTCCCTGGTAGCGGAACTGTCCCTTCACCTTCCCCAGCTCCCACCAGAGTCGCGCCACCTTGCCTCTGGAAGGGAAGCCCAGTATGCGGTAGAACTTCCGCAGGAAGCTGAAGGCTCCCCGTGAGTAGGAGTTGTCCATCATGGAATAGTCGTTCATCGGGTAGGTGCGCGGTCTTGGTGTTGGGCGGGGCCCGCGCTGACTCTCCTCCCCCACATAGCTCAACTTGGCCTCCTTGCGGGTGAACGCTTTTCCCGGATTGTGCACGGTGTGCGCGTCGAAGGCGGTGGGCCTCGGGGTTATGTGGACCACATCATTGTAGTCTGGGTACTCCGTGTTGACCCAGTCATTCAACTCCTCTGGCGGTATGGAGCAGTACCGCACCGGGCCGGTCAACATTGCTTTCGCGGCTTTCGTGATGGGACGTAGGGTGGGTCCCAAGATGGTGTGGGCCACCTCCTCGGTGTTGCAGATTGCTCTGGGGTTGGCCCGTGGAGCCGGAGTTTCGCGGAAGTCGTCGCCCAACGTCCCGGCCTGGTTGCCTTTTTCGTTCTTCAAGAACAGGGTGTACTGCTTCAGTTTCCACCACGGCATGGGTTTTTGCGCGTACTCCTTTCGCCCGTTTCTGAAGGCCATGGCGCGCGACTTGGGGAACGCACGCTCCCACTCGTGGTACCGCAGCGGCTTGACGATTGCGTTCTTTTCGACGTATGAGCCGTAGCCCTGAAACAGTAGGCCGGCGAAGTAGTCGCGTCCAGTGCCGGTCTCCTGGTAGTGGTCGAGCAGCGCCTCGCTCGCCTCCCAAAACCCTGGCTCCGGCATACCGGTCTTTTCAAAGCCCGGAGGGCGTGCTGCGGGGCGAAAGCGCATGGCGGCGCACGTGTTCCAATCCGTCTTGGAGTAGGTGGCTGGATAGTGCCCCGATATGGCGATTCCATGCAGTTGGGCTCGGCGTTTGATCCCCACTCCAGATCGCGTTTCCACCCCGGCTTGGACTTGCGCGGTGTGCGCAGCGGTGCTTGTGCGACTAGCAGCCCCTGTGTCGAGCTCCAGCACGTCCAACAGTGCGCGTTTGTTTTGCTCGATTTTTGCCCCCTCGCGGTACGCCTTTATCTTTGGCGTTGCGAGTATCTTGTGAGCCTCCAAGGCGCCGTGCGAGGTGGGCCAGGGCACGTTCAACGCTGCGTCGAGATAGCCCTGGAGAGGTTCGTTCACGGGGTGGGTGATGCCAAACTCGTTGAAGCGCGCGTGGCAGGCGGGGCAGCACGATTTTGGCCACTTGTGCTTCTTGGGAGCGATGGCGCCGCATCCGGCGTTGCACACGCGTCCGGATTGCCGCGCTCTACGGCGCCGTTCTTTCACGCTGCTCGGACCCGGGGGCTCATCCAGGCCGTAGCACTCGTTGCGATCAATTGCAACGGCGCCACGCACCGCTAAGTTTTCGAAATACTCGTCGCTTTGTGGCGGGGAGGGGGCGCTTGGCTTGCCGCCCACCATGATCACGCCCAGGCGACGAGCCTCGTGTTCCGCGAATCCCGGGGTGTGGGTGAGCAGCTGCAAGGCGTCGAGGAAATCGTCGCCCACATGTTTC